TTCCAGCCCACCTAACGGCGGGGCCCCTAGCCTAAATACGTCGCCGGCACGAATGGCTACCGCTCATTCTAAGGGCCTCCCTCCAGTATTCTTCAATGTTAAGTCATTACTATTTCCATAAGCCCTTATATGCCCTTCTAATCACTAACCCTAACCCATAACCCTAACCCTAACCCTAACCCCAACCCTACGGGACGCTCCGCTTTGGGTTAGGGTTAGGGTTAAGGGTTAGGGTTAGGGTTAGTGATTATCCGTGCAAGGGCTTATTCACATTGAACTCAGTGACTTCGTTCGTCGCCGCAAGCGGACTCCTCTCTCGGGGCGATGCCCATAAAATAATAATATTTAATAAATGAATATAATTATAAAACCGCTAAACCTTATTAACATAAGGATCACTTGCTAACAAATCATCACCCTCTTTCCAAACAAATTGATCAAGTGGTTTGTGCTTCAACACCAATCGAATCCTCTTCCTGGGTGAAGTACTGGGTGTTTCCGGCTCCTCCGCTGGTTGACTCTCCGAGTTCAGACTGTTCACCGGAGTCTTGATAAGAGCGTTCATATTCCTCTTTTCTTTCTTTCGTTTTGTCATCATAGACTTTCCCATCCGAGTCAAAGCGATAGATGGTGAGTCGACGGAAGAGAGCTGCTCGGGTTTCGGAGTCCACATCTGGGTACCAATCAATTGGGGCGAGATTGGAGGTGATCCAGATGCGTCGTGCTTGAAGCGCAACAGCTCCTCCTTTGACTTCGACGATAACGGGATACTTATCACACCATCTGAGCATATGGTTGATGGCAATACTGCCTCGGAATTCGTCAATGACGACATTTTCATGCCCGCGGTAACCGTCCCAGAACTTGGTGTTTGGATCTTTTGGAAACGCATTAAGGCTAGCCTCAATCCACGCACGGTGGCTTTTCCCAGATCCAGTTGAGCCGTATAAGACCATAACTTGTCGCTCAATCGGAGGTGGTACGAGGTAATCTTTTGCAATTCTCTGCAACGTACTGTAACATCGTATTCGGACATCGCAAGGGATCCTTTCAATCTCTCCAGCCTTTGCAAAGTTCCACATACCCTCCCAATCCTTTCCTTTATTTCTTTGCACAGGTGGATTGCCAAGTTCAAATCCGCTACCAAAGACTCTCGTGTCTTCTTTCTGGCAATAGGCAACCGCGGCATCCGACCTGGTGGCTTCAACGTGAGCACTTGGGTACAAGCGTCGAACAAAGGAAGACCGTTGACTATGGGTACAATGCAGGCAGAACTGCCAGTGGACAAAACCTCCTTCTCCTTGTTCTTGTTGTCCGACCATGTAGTCAACTCCGGAGGGGAGGCATTCAGGGGGGAATACGATGTTGGCTTCGATAATACTTGCATTTGATAGTGTAAGAATGTACCAGCGACTTGTTGTAGACATAAAATGTTTTAATAATAAATTCTAAAAACATCGCGTCTTATATACATTTTTTGTGTTCACACATTTTAGAAATTCTTAGAACAATTTCAATTTTAAAACACCACAATCACGCATTGCATATTATCAAATCTACGCAGGCATGCATTTAGAAATTCTTTTAGAAATTCCTACAAATACAACGCGTAATTTAAGTTTATATTGTATTACATCCAACATAAGCCTACCTTCGGTTAATAACAATATTTGTATATACTAAAAGTATTCCTAACAAAACAAAAGTTTTTAAATAAAGTATACTTAACACGAAACATATAAACCTTTACACAACCGTAACGGTAAATCCATTAGGGGCCATGTATTTATACTTCGCATTGTGAACTGTTTCAATGTTTCGTGTTTCGCCGATCCTGTGAGTAATACTAGCGAAACAAGTTTCTGTCTCACAGGATATGTCACGAAAAATGGAAACGCTTCGCTCCTTCGTTCTATTCGGCCACCTTAGACTAAACTTTATCTAAAAGTGGAGGTATCAAGTATACTTCTAATCGTTTGTGGAATACAATCTATAATAATTATTATATTACTAATAATAGCAAAATACGTACGACTAATTTGCCATAATGCCGATGTATAATCAAAAAACAAGAAAAATAGGAGCCAAAAACTACTACTCCAGTAGTAAATTTGTAAACGAAATACAACAGCAAAGCTCCGATAAAATAGCAAAAGATTACTTAGCAACTCTTTTGTATCCAGGAGGTGTAACTGGTGTTAAAATTCCTGACTTCAATCTGTACCCTACAGTTACAGCTCACACTGAAGTTGAAGGAACTTACAATTGCAGTGCAGGAGGAGACAGCAATTTTTTGGTACGTTTACATCCAGGAAGAGGAGCAGGAGCTGTTGCAGGAGCAGGAGGAGCTATTAACTTACCAAATACTGCAACAACAAGTGCTGCTGCGTTCACCTATGCTGCAAACACGGATTTAAGAGCCCAACCAGCTGCTTTCGCCGCAAGTTACAGTAAATGCCGCTTAGTTTCTGCATCAATTGAAGTGGAATACATTGGAAATGACAGTAACAACCAAGGAAGAATGGCTGGATGTGTACTTACACGCTCAGAATACCTATTGGCTAACTTCGATAGCTTCAATGAAATTCTAAGCGCAAGAGACAGCATGTCAGTCCCAGTCACTAAAGGAATCTTCCTTCGTTACCGTCCTTTAGACGAATTGTCCTTCAATTTCGTAAACTTAGATGACACAACAGACACAGATCCCATTGATGTGATTGTTGCTTCAACTGGTTGTGCAGGAGGAGCTCTTTGCCCATTCCGATACAAAATTTCAGCAAATTGGGAATGCGTCATCAAATCGGACCAATATGATCAACCAATTGCTAATATGGCCGCATTGTCCCCAACGAATCCCCAAGCTATGGACCAAGTTAAAACAATCCTTCCTTCAATAGGAAACATTGAATCTTTACCTGCTTCAACTGTAAACAAAAACGAATCCTCAGGAGGAATTAAAGCCGAAGCGGAAGCAAGCTCAATGATTGACAAACTAGGTGCAGCTTGGGATTACGGTTCCAACGCATTAAAAGGATATGCTGCTGCCGGTCCTTTAGGAGGAGCTGCTGCCATTGCAGGAGTAGCAGCTAGACGAGGATTGCAAGCAAAAAGAAAAGCGTCAGCTCAACGCCAAATGGTTAACAAAGCAGTTCAGGCTACTATAGCTCAAGTTAACAAAGGCGATACAAGAATGAGAGCTTCTAAATACGCAAAACAAGTTGGTGTTTGGAAACCATATTAAGCGAATATATAATTACATTCACGTAAGCTTAATAAATATTATTTAACTTTTTAAAATTTGTATCTTCCAGCCCACCTAACGGCGGGGCCCCTAGCCTAAATACGTCGCCGGCACGAATGGCTACCGCTCATTCTAAGGGCCTCCCTCCAGTATTCTTCAATGTTAAGTCATTACTATTTCCATAA